CTCGCGCCGCCTCGTTCGCGCGCTTTTTGATCATCGTTTTTGATTTTACTGAAGGTCCCATTGCAACGACTTCGTCCACAATGGTTCGCTGCAATGCGACGTAGGACGAGAGAGCGCCACTGCAATTCCGAGCGAAGTCTTGGATGTCTCTTGCTTCGGACATCGACCCGCCTGAGATGTATGCAAGGATTGGTGGGACGACGAACTGGATATCTTTCGCGTCAACGTATCGCTGAGACTCTTGCGACAATGCAATACCAACGCGATGCCGTGCAAGCTCGAGCGACAACGACCGCGACACGCCTTGGATCGCCCAGTTTATTGTCGCGTGCTCAAGAACTGAACCGTGTTCCATATCAATGATGTTTGCGATGTAGTCAGCTCGGTCACGGCCTTGTTCCCAGGCGCGGTAGCAATGACGCCCGCCAAATTCGATCATTCGCTCAATGGCGTCGTCTTCTGACACGTCGTCCCACAGGCGCGCAAGCGGTGTGGAACTGTCCGCCAGCATGCTCTCGGTGTTGTGTCCGTTGAACGTGATCCACGCATCGAATTGTTCTTCGTTGAATTGCGTTTGCCCAATCGCGAATACTGTCGGGGCCCAGATAAGTTTGGTGGTCATTCGTTTGCTCCGTTGAGATGCGTTGTTGATGCCTAGTTATAGGCGATACGCGCACGCTCGCGCAAGAAAACAATAAGGCAATTGAGTAGATCATATAGGTTAAAAGTGTTTCTGCATGCTACGCAGGGAAAATCGTCATATAAAACAGGCATCCCTGCACAGCATGCAGCATGCACAGGGGTCACTCGCAGGGACGGTTCGCGCGCACATACGCGTAACGCAGGGAAAACATGCTTCTTTTAGATCCTTCTTTTGTGCTAGCATGGTATAAGTCGCTTATGCTATCACTGCGTCAACAGAAGGACCCAAGCATGACACCAGACGAATTTAAACGTCGGCAGTTGGCGTTGGGCTGGACCAATGCCAAGATGGCGAGCCACCTACGCAAAACGCCTCAGAGCATTTCGAACTATCGAAACGAACGCCAGAAAATCCCTGAGCATGTAGATGTTCTTCTGGACGCGGCGATAAACAAATTGCGGGAGGCGCCAGTTACTAAGAGCCTGCTAGCCGTGAATCTCGATCTTGGTAAAAAGCGATGACCGCTGCTTTGGTCAAACCGCAGTTAACTAAAGCTTCTCGATCTTGACGCCACAGCGTCTCAACTTGCAACTGTGTCAACGCACCAGTAGGTAGCTCAACAGGTTCAACACAGGCCACAATAAGCTCTTCAGGCGCCGGTTTTAGCACTGGAGCACCATCAGTGTTGGTTATTGATCCTACGCACGCCGTCAGGACTAATAGAGATCCGGCCAGCGTCGGGATCCTCAGCAGCCTCGCGGTTGAGTCTTTCAATTGTAGCATCTCGGACCTCCTTGTCCTCGTTTAAACGCGCAATTGCTTCTTGCGCACGAACTAGTGCTAGGTCATTCACGACGGTCTGTCGTGAAACCTCTGCTTTAACCCTGCCGACCCACTGAACGTCAGACGCAGAGAAACCTCGGTTGTAGGCGCGGTCGTTGATAAACCAACCAGTCGCGCCCAAAATCCCTACTACCGCAAGCGCTGCCCATATCTGCCAAGGCAGCTTCGAAGCAAACGACTGAAGTGCTCGTCCAACTGCAAAACGAGCTAGGAACGTGACTATCATGCCAAGTCTCCGCTCAACGTGAAAACGCCTGTGCTGATACATTTCAGCTTGAACACTGCGTACTGACCGTTACTTGCTACCAGACCGCCGCGCGAGTTGATCGTGACGCCAGCCCCTGCCGTAATCGTCACCACGCCCGCAGCAGTCGTTTGCTCACCGAAGATCTCATCTCCTGCGGAGTGGACGCCCGTGTCGATGGTGAACGCTACAGCCGCCACGTTAGTGAAACGAATGTGCTTGTTGCGATCTGTGGCAACCGCTGTGTAGGCCGTTGCTGCTTGTGTCGCTAGGGGTGAACCAATCGCGGCAATGTCGCCAGTAAGAAGCCTACGCGAGTTCGCTCCTTGGATGATGTGAACCTTCTCGGTCCCATCAAGCGGGACGCTGCCCGCAGTGATGCTGCTGATGTCTTTATCTGCCATTAAGCTTCGTCTCCTTCAAGTTTCAATTGATCACCCCCGCTTTGCATGTCGCCTTCGAGCAGGATTTTATCACCCCCGCTTTGCATGTCGCCTGTAGTCAGCAATTGATTAGCACGGATATTACAGGTAAAGGACAAACTTGCATACCCGGAAGATAGGTAGACAACCGAGTCCGTTGGAAAGTCGGGATTGACTCGCTGAGAATAAACTCGAACTTCACAATCGAGTTCTTCAACAGGCAAAGCCAATCCTGAGAACGGAATAGTGTGCGTGAGTGAAGCAGTATTCAGAACGCCGAGTGACAAATCTTTGACGCCCCCAATCCACACCTCTACGTCGTAAAGCTCCGCCTCGGCAGGAGTCTCACTGGCGTCTGTCTCACTGGGATAAGATATCCCGGTTATGCGGTCAGTAGGTTTCCACACAATGTCAAGATCGCCATCAGTCGCAATGACTTCTCGAACCGTTCTAACTGCGTCGAGTGTTAGGCCGCGAGGCCTCGCTGGTATGCGCAGTTCGTCGGATGGTGCGAACGTCTGTTCTAAAACACCGGTAGGGTCTTTCTGATTGCTGCCGACAGCATCGAGCAGTTTATAGTAGTAGTCGGTGCGGCCTGTGTTGTCGCCAATGAGCTCCGCGCCAACGTAACCAAAACCGAACATCTCAGACGTGACCTGGTAGACGCGCGTTCCGATAATGTGATCCTTAACTGGCGAACCGAACAAGCCGCGATACACATTAGTTAGCACCGCTGTGGTCGCGTTGTTCGTCACGTTGAGGAAGCCCATCCATTCACCGTCGACGTAAAGCAATCCTTGATCACCTTCGAGAACCTCAGTCACACTTCCTGGTATGAAGGTTCCGTTGCGCGCCGCTAGTGTAAATCCAGTAGCGTCGATACCCGTCAACTGACCTTGATCGCGGGCGTAGGCTGCGGTGAGCGTTCCAGTTGACGGATAGCTGACAAGATCTGGTTCAGAGAAATCTGAGTCACCTGACACAAGACTACCAACCATTGAGAAGCTATCCGAGCCAGTTGACGGCTTGGTTGGAATTACCATTGGCTGAGAGAACGTTTCAAGTACAGGGAATGGTAGCTTACGTGCGAAGAAGTTTGGGACGTTGATCAGTGACCACTCAGATATTGCCACCGGCTTGGTTACAGGTGCAACCCACGCAGATCCTGCGGGATCTGCAAACACTACGGTTCCTACAGCAAATGAATCTTGAATTGCGTCAACCACGATCTTGTTGTTGAGCAGTTCACCCAGGTCATGCTTTTGAACGCGAAGGACTAGCTCGCTCAGGCCATATTCCGGCCACGCGATTTTGAACACGTCACCTGGGCGTAAGGTGTAGGCGTTGCGGTTCATCTCGAGTTTCATCTGGAACAATGGAACAGATTGCTGCGCCCGTTCACGAGATGCGATGGTGTTCGCAGTCGTGCGGTCGTAGCAGAAGGGGAACGACATTAGCACCGTTTTCATACGGCCAACCATCCCCGCGGTAGCCATATCCTGAGAGATCGCGACTGACGAGGATTCTTTGTCTCGCTGTGGGAACGAAACCTTTACTTGTGATACGACGTCTTCCCAAGCTGTTTTTGTGAAGTTCCGAATTTGTAGAATATCGTCCTCATCGAAGGAGTCAATAAGTGCGGGATCATAGTCTGAACGTATCAATTTGATCTTGAGCTTACCAGTTGCGGGATCTTGGAACATGATCGCATCTATCTGTCGAAGGATCTCCTTGATAATGTCCTTCCCTTGCTTAGACGTGGTAACCATAACCGACACACCGTTGCCTTCGGCGTGGAGAGTGGTAGCCGCATCAAGCCAGTTCGTGAGATCAATCTCACTTGTTGAAATACCAAGTCCCACCCACTCGTCGATGCAGATCTGGTAGAGTGCCTCCATCGGGTTGATGTCTTCAGTACCGACCAAACCCGAACCAGGCGCGCCAAGGTCGTTGGTATATTTCTGCAGGACGAAAGCCATTTTCCGAAGCTGGTTCGACTCACCGATATAGCTGTTCTCGAAGACGAGATGTGATAGTCCACCGTAACCAGGAACACCGCCCACACCAACCACGCCTTCGACGTAGGAGTCGACCACGCCTGGGAACACGCCAGGATAGAACGTGAAGTCGCCTGACCACCCACCGCCGCCTTTATATCCGCCAAATAGTTCGAGGTCTTCGATGTTGCCAGTCGTAGGTACCATGGACGACGTTGTGCCAGTCCAGACCTGTTCCTCGTCTATCCAAATCTCACGAAGTGCAACGTCGGGACCAAGGCATAGACCGAGGTCTAGACCCAAGTAGTATTTGTGACCCACTGTGACGTTCTTAGACGAAAACAAACCAGTCTTGATTTTCTGCGTAATCTTCTCGGTGCTGAAGTCACCATACCAAATGGTATTCGGTGCGTTCAATCGCACCTTGCCTAGAACTAGCGGTATAGGCGCGTCCTCAGACGCGCGTGGGAATTGCACGTCGTCGAGCGAGCCCGCGCGCGCGTCCTCAATATCAGGCTTGGGCGCGAGCAGCGCCGTGACGAGAAACGAGACAACAAAAAGAGCAATTGTGAACCAGATCATGGCTTGCTCGTGAATGGGTTTTTGTCAGGCACGAGTGGGTGACCTCCGAAGTTTATTCCGTTTGAGAATTTGCTTTTACACGTCGCAAATGAGTGGTCGCAACCAGCGCGCAGAGTTATCGAGGCACCGACTGTCAGGCTAGCGTATGGATAAGTCACCATGATGTCTAAACCCGTCCCTGCTATAATCATTCTATTTTCGCCAATCAGAGCTTGGTTCATGTCACCGCCGACAAGATCAGAGATCGAGAAGCCACCGAGCGACGCGACCGTGATCACGTTGTCCACGATGCCCGTCACCGTTGTGACGTGTTGGTACGGTGCGGGATTTACCGAGCAGCGTGAGTCATACAGGATATGGTTGCATGGAGCTTGGTAACGAGCATTTGGCGCGACACCGTTGAGTAGATACCCGAACAGCGCTGGCACACGCATTCGAGCGATCCTGCCCTCTACCGAGAAAGACAAAACCTTACCTTTCCACATCAAGATCGTGTCGTTTGGATCTGTCCGATGCGCGCGGATCAGTTCGAAATTCAATGTGGGAGGTGCTGTTTTGTAGGCGTATTCCTGCACCAGCGGATGGTCGTAAGGCAGCGTTATATCCAGCGCGAGGTTCTCCTCCTCCTGGTTACCCACCTTCAAGACGTTGCGTTTCAGTCCGGCAAGCGGAAGGTAATCGTCAGCACCTGAAGTGACAGTCTGAGAGTAGGTAGTGAGGTGGTACGTGTTGACGGACCCGGTGAACTTGTATAGCTCAATGGGCTCCGCGTTGTATAGGGATTTCTCAGAATTGTCGAAGGTCATGTGTTAGTGGTCCTGCAGCCAAACTTTATGTAAGAGTAATCGTTGTAGTGTTCGAGGCTTATTCTATCGGAGCCTCGAACCTTTTGCAAGAATGAGATTCGGGACTGAGTTTTTCCAGCAGTCAACGAAGGCGAGATGGTCACCTGAGTATTACCAGACAAGTCGGTCGACGAGGACGTGACGTTGTGGTAAGACGTTGCACCATCGGTGTAGCTTATCTTTAACCGTTTAAACGTATCAAGAGAGTGTAGCTTCGGCTCGTAGTAGGTCTCGTTGATGTCCAGGATTGACGAAGCGTCAGCAGGAACGGTTCGAAGCGTCAGGTCAGGCAGTTGCGTTTCCAGCAGGAAAGGCTTGTGTGCCCCTCGCACGATGTTGAAAAACTCGCGCCAGTAATCCGCGTCACCATTTGTTGACCTATCAATTGAGAATTTAACTGACCGCTTAATCACGAAGTTGGTGTCTCGAGAGCGCACCTCTTGCGCACCAACGCCGCCATCCAATATCTCACGACGATAAGCCCACCTTTCCGGCGATGTGATCAAGAAAGGTTTGTCGATAACGGGCAGTGAGTCGAATGTGCTAATGGTGATACCCGATGCGGGACGCTGCAGAGTCCATTCTTCTAGCGACGAAGCACTTAGCGCGAACGTGCCAGCTTGCGTACCGAAGTCAAGGCCGGTGTCATCCTTAAGGAATGAAAGCAAACCAGGAACTGCAAACCAGAGCCCGTCAGGATCCACATCCTCACCCACTGCCGCGTTGATGGTTGCACCATCACTGTGCAAGGTGGTAACTGTCCCTAGCTGAACCGCTCTACTTATACGGTTCATTGCCATCAGGGTCCTGCCCACGCGCGCGTTACACCGTGCAGGATCGAAGTACAGTCGAGTGCCGCCTATGCTCGTTTGCTGCGTTATTGGAGCAGCATACTGGAACATGGGCACAATGGAAGCAACTTTGATATTAGACGATGTTAGCCCATAAAGTATCTGCCTCTCGTCGTAGTCAACAACTCGCACATTGAAGTCCAAGCTAATTCGTGGATTGGGCATCAACGACATGCGAGACTCCACTCCTTTGTAGTTGGTGATAACATCCGTCTTGAACTCCCACGTTTCGTTGACAGGCACTTCTGGGAGTATCGGGAACGTCTCAGCTACGATTGCGAGAACTTCAAGGAATGCTGTTCCAAGCGAGCCGTGAACGAATGAGATATCCGCGTCAATCGTTGGTTCACCAGCGCCAATCTGGAGGTTAACTTCTTTGTACTCGAAGGAGCCAATTGTGTTTGCAACGCCGTAGTCAAAAGTAAGGACGGAAGACCCAACCACGTTTACAGCGGAAACCGTGCCAACGGCTCCTGGGAATGTGCTCCAAATTGAGAAAGGAATGTTGGCCCCAAGCGTCGGGTTGCTCAGGTTCAACAGTTTCGGAATAACCCAGAAACGGAAGTGAAAATCAGTGTGCATCGTGTCTGCGACGTGCATCACACCAGTTATTTTGTCCGCACGAGACGATAGAGTAATAACACCTGAAAGGTCACCGGGATCATACGCGCTACTAACCAGGTCTTTTACATTCGACGCAGGTGACATGTAGTCATGATAGGGGCCAGCGGTGTTCGAACGCACGTAGTGTTCGATTGCAGTCGATGTGCGAGGATATGAAAGGATACCCGGCCCGTTTACAAGTTGGTGTGCCATTCACGGAACTTTCTTATACGCGTATCCAGCCATACCACTAGTAATTCGGAAACGGATGTTCAATTCAGTCCATTCAGTTTTTCTCAGCATAGGAAACAACTTCCATGTTTCGCCACCAAAGATTATTTCGTCACCAGGAGTAACTGCATCCATACCACAAAACCGAACGTTAGGGTAGGTTCCCAGCCACATGTTTCTCGACGTTGCTGAAGTACCATTAAGCATGATGAAAGGGATGGGGCCCAGCGCAACTTGCCCAGTAACTACGTTGTAAGGAGGATACCAAATAGCGTTAGCCCATGACCCATCTCTATTCGAACCGAGGGCGGGTAGTGGAGTATCATTCTGGCGCCCAATACGAGCCCAGATGTAAGAACCGCTGTTGTGGATCGTGTCCAAGGCTGGCCACCCACCTGCCCCATTAAGGTGAGGAGCAGTCGTTGCGTTGGTAATGAAGGAGAGTGCCGAGTTGCCATCGTCTGACTCACCATAATGCCCTGCCCACATGTTCCATGAGCGGTTGAGCGTGTTCCAATTCGAACCGCTGCTCGCCAAGGAGGTAGTAGCACCTCCTGAACTAGTCAAGGCGTAACCCTCTTTTCTAGGAGATGTTGCGTATAAGATTGAGTTGTAGCTCAAACCTCCTTTGTCAATCTCACCGAAAGAGAAATGCGTGTAGCAGTCAGTGTTTACTCCGTTTGAGAAATTAGCAACGACGTGGATGTGATCATTAACGCTCGGGTCAGAAAAGATGTGCCATGCCGTGAACGTGTAAGCCATGTTCTTGACGTGGCACGACGTGTTTGCAGACGTCGCGTTCGTGGTGGCGTTAGCGCCAGAAGTGCCAATACCAATGTAGATCGTTCGCTGAGTTTTTGAAATTCCGTCGCCGCCAAGAGTCAAGTCATTTTCAGTGGCCGTAGCTGAAGACCAATCCACACCTCGAACTTGTCCTTTAGAAATTGGCCATCCCGTTCCTACTCCGCTCACTTCCACCCACCCATCTGTGATCGCGTGAACGAGAACAGCCGCCATCAGTGCGTTGTAATCGCCATCCCCAGTTGAATATGTCAATGCTCAAACCTCCTTAATTGCGTAATACTGATTGCCGTCAGAGTGGCTTCGAGTTGTGAAAACCCGGTAGGTGTCAACACCAATAACAAAAGTTGATTCTGCTAGCAGAACGCTTCCACTAGGAATAACGAAAACCCCTTCCATTGCACCAATCATACCATAGGTTGTATCGAGCACAGCGCTAGGTATCACAGGCAAGTCACCTTGCAACGTTGGATCTGTGTTCTTCATCCAATGCCCTTCAGGATCTGCGTTATCACCCATGATGGAGTATGGGTAGTTAGTTCGGTCAGACACACCAATGTGCTTCGGCCAGACAACAGCAGTCGGGTTTCCATACCAATCCTCAGTGCGTGAGACGTGGTTGTCGTGATTTACAACCTTGACCCAGTCTCCAGACCAGTTTCGATACCAAGCCGACTCATTAACGGGGTCTTGCCCATCTCGGATACGCGTTCCTGACGACGAAAGTGACTGCTCCATGTCGAATGAGCTACCGCTCAAAAACAAAGGGAAAGGATAAGGCGTCCAGGAACCCACAGTACGACATGGTGTAGTCATCGGTTCCATTTTTTACAACGATAACGAAACGCAAACTACTGACGTAAAACCAGTATGTTACCCCATTCGACGAGATGTTCAGTGTTGGTGTTTTCGTATTTGTGTAATCCGTTTTACCTCCAACTTGGTCTATCCAGTAATTGACAGGATCCTTAGTTAGGTCAACCTCAATGCTGCCATTGAAGCAGACGTATTCGTCGAGTGTAGTAAGGTCGAAGAAGTTCATAGCGTGAACGTAAACGCGCCGAGTCGCGTCGTAACCCGGTCCTTGCCAGGAGAAAATGTTGTTGGATGCACCTCGATACCGATCTATGCTTCCGTTAGTATCCCAACCTTCCCATCCACCACGACGGCAAGCAGTTGACGACACATGCCGCGCCTGCGTGTATCCCGCACCTATAGTGAAAGTTTTGGTTTGGTTATTGGCTGTCCAGAAAGAAGTTCCTAGCTCATAGAATTCCAAAGTAGTCCAAGTGAAGTTATCGTGAGACCACTGGATGGCAAACTTTTCAGGTGCGCGGTCGTCAATGCCGCACTTCATGACAAGCTCTTGTATAG